ATTCCTTTAGATGCAGATAGAAAAACATCCACAGGTAATTTTACAGCAGGAACAGGAACTGTGACTGTACCAGCAGGAGCAGTATTTATTAGAGCGGTGCAGGTTTACACTGCAACTGGATCTACTTATACTGGTGCTAATACTTATTTAGAAAAAAAAGATTTAACATATTTAGAAGAATATATTTCAGCAACTACATCTACTGGCACACCAAAATATTATGCTATGTTAGATACAGGAGCAACAGGAGAAAGCTCATCAAACTCTGGATCTATAATTGTATCACCAACACCAAGCGGAACGTTTGCTTACAAAATACACTATAATGCTGTGCCAAGTATATTTGAAAATAATGATACTAATTATATTAGTATGAATTTTCCTAACGGTTTATTATATGCTTGTTTAGCAGAAGCTTTTGCTTTTTTAAAAGGACCAATGGATATGTTACAATTATATGATGCAAAATATAAAGAAGAAGCTCAAAAATTTGCATTAGAACAAACAGGTAGAAGACGAAGAGACGATTATACAGATGGTACAGTTAGAACAAAAATTGACTCTGCAACACCGTAAAAATAAATGGAAAATTAATTAAGAAAAGAGTATAACAAATTATGGCATCAACATTTACAGATCTTGGTATAGAAAAAATGGCAACTGGCGAGAACGCCGGAACTTGGGGAGATAAAACTAATACCAACTTAGAAATAGTAGAAAAAGCAATTGCTGGTTACGTAGAACAGGCAGTAACTAGTGGTGGTACAACACAACTAACTATTACAGACGGAGATTCTACAGAATCAACATCAGTTGCAAGGCACGCTGTTATAAAACTAACAGGTACGATATCAGGTAATTCTATTGTAACTGTACCAGACTCTATAGAAAAAGTTTACATTGTAACAAACGGCACATCAGGTGCATACACAGTACAATTCAAAACAGCATCAGGAACAGGTATTACTTTTGGTGTATCAGAAAAAACTACAAGACTAGTTTATTCAGACGGAACTAATATTGTTGATGCGGGATTTAGTGGCGCATCTGACATGGAAGGAAGAGAATTAATTTTAGATGCTGATGGTGATACAAGTTTAACAGCAGATACAGATGATCAAATAGATATTAAAATTGCTGGCGCAGATGATTTTAGATTTACAGCAAATACATTTACAGCTTTATCAGGAAGCAGTATTGTTGCACCCACTATAACAGCCTCTACCGCTTTTGTTCCCGATGCATCAGATGGTGCAGCTTTAGGAACTTCTTCATTAGAATTTTCAGATTTATTTTTAGCAGATGCAGCAGTTATTAATCTTGGTGCAGATCAAGATGTAACGTTAACTCACGTTGCTGATACTGGTGTTCTTTTAAATTCTGCTAGTGTTATTCAATTTAGAGATTCAGGTTTAACAATTGGATCTAATGCAGACGGTGATTTAGATATTGTATCAGACGGTACAGCTGTTGATTCTATTAATATAGAATCAGCTGGTGGTATTACACTTGATGCTGGCACTGCAGGTAGCGGTATTATTTATGAAGATGATGGCACTGAAATGGCTCGTGTTCATAATTCATCAAGCAATGTTATATTAGAAACAAAAGTTTCAGATGCAGATTTTTCAATTAAAGGTAATGATGGTGGTTCAACTATTACTGCTTTAGCTTTTGATATGTCAGATACAGGTAAAGCTACATTTAGTGGTGATGTAGTTGTAACTGGAGATCTTACAGTATCTGGTGATGATATTACTATGGGTACAAACACTGCAGGTAATTTATTAATTGCAGATGGCACAAACTTTAATTCAATAGCAGCAACATCGTTATCTGAAATATCAACTATTGCTAGTGATGATGTATTTTTAGCAGTTGATACTTCAGGTGGTGGTCTTAAAAAAGTTGCAAGATCAGTGGTGGTATCAGGACTTGCTACATCTGCTGCATTAACTAATATAGTTGAAGATACAACACCTCAATTAGGTGGTAATTTAGATACTAATTCTGCAAACATTTTAATAGATGATGCACATTTTATTGCAGATGAAAATGGTAATGAACAAATTATATTTCAAACAACAAGTTCAGCAGTTAATCAATTTGATGTAACGAACGCTGCAACAGGTAATCCACCATCAATAAAAGCTACTGGTGGTGATTCTAATATCGATTTTAATATAAGTGCAAAAGGCACAGGACATGTAACTGTTTTAGGTGATACAAATTCAGGTGCTATTCAATTTAACTGCGAATCTAATTCCCACGGGCAGATCGTAATTGCACAACCTCACTCGGCTGCTGTTACAAATACTTTAACTTTACCAGCAGGTGCTAGTTCAACTTTAGTATCTCTTGTTTCAGAAGATACTTTAACAAACAAAACTTTAACTTCGCCAAAAATAAATGAAAATGTAGCAATAACTTCAACAGCTACAGAATTAAATAAAATGGATGGTGATACATCTGCTACTTCTACAACTGTTGCTGATGCCGATAGAGTAGTTATGAATGATAACGGAACTATGGTTCAAGTTGCTGTTACAGATTTAGCTGCATACTTTGATGATGAAATTACATCTATGCCTAATCTTACTACGGCAGCTGGCTTGGTAACAGTTAGTGCTTTAAATGCTGGTTCAATCACTTCAGGATTTGGAACTATTAACACAGGATCATCAGCAATCACAACAACAGGATTAATTAGTGGTGGTTCACTAGATATTGATAATGTTTTAATTAACGGAACAACAATAGGTCATACAGACGATACTGACCTAATGACAGTAGCAGATGGTTTATTAACTGTTGCAGGCGAAGTTCAAATGACAACTTTAGATATTGGTGGAACTAACGTTACATCAACAGCTGCAGAATTAAATAAATTAGATGGAGTTGGAACATTAAAACAAGCGGGTAAAGAAACTATTTGGGTTCCAGCGCAAGCTATGACACCTACATCTTCAAATGGATGTGCAACTTTAGCAACAGTAGAAACTACATCGGGTAGACCCGACATGAACGTTTTAGATTTTGATAAAGACTCTGACGAGTTTGCACAGTTTGCTGTTGCTTTTCCTAAATCATGGAACGCAGGTACAGTTACTTTTCAATTTTTTTGGTCAGGTATTGCTGCAACAACAAGTGTTACTTTAACTTTAGCTGGAGTTGCTTTTGCAGACAATGATAGTATTGATACCGCTTATGGAACAGCAGTTGCTGTTGCTGATAATGCTCAAGGTGCAGTAGAAGAATGTTTAGTTTCTGCTGAAAGTGGAAATATTACAATAGCTGGTTCTCCAGGGGACAATGAACTTACTTATTTTAGAATTGGTAGGGATGTTTCTGAAGATGACATGGCAGGTGATTGTAGATTACATGGTATTAAATTACACTTTACTACTGATCTTGCTAATGATGCGTAATGTACTATGAGAGATTTAAAAAATATTATTATTGAAGGTAAAAGTACTAAAAATACAAAACCATCTAGAGGTAAGTATTTTGGTTATCACGTTTTAGGATTTGGTTCTCCTGGAGTTGTTGAAGCAGACCCTGCATATATTGCAGCTACAGGTGGAACTGTTTCTACTAGTGGTAATTTTAAAATACATATTTTTACAGGACCAGGTACATTTTGTGTTTCAGCTGGAGCAGGAACTTTAGGAATAGCTGATTATTTAGTTATAGCTGGCGGAGGTGGTGGTGGAACCTGCGGTGGCGGTGGCGGAGGTGCTGGTGGTTTTAGAGAATCATCAGGTGCTGCTTCAGGTTGTTATTCAGCAAGTCCATTAGGTGCTTGTGTTTCAGCCATACCAATTACACCAGGTGCTTTACCAATTACTGTAGGAGCTGGAGGTAGTGGTGGAAACCCAAATTCTTTTGTAAACACAGGTGCAGCTAATGGCGGTGTTTCAACTTTTTCAACAATTACTTCTGCAGGTGGCGGTGTAGGTGCTACTTCTTTAGGAGGTCTTGCTACTGCGGGTGGTTCTGGCGGAGGTGGAGGTGGAGCATATCCTCCTGTAGGATTAGCAGGTGGTGTTGCTGGAGCAGGTAACACACCCCCTGTAAGTCCTCCTCAAGGAAATACTGGTGGAACAGGAATGACAAGTCCTTCAGTTAGACCATCTGAATGTGGCGGTGGTGGTGGAGCTGGTGCGGTTGGAGGAAATTCAGCTAATGGATCTTCAGGTGGAAATGGTGGAAATGGTTTAGCTAGTTCAGCATCAGGATCTGCTGTAACAAGAGCCGGTGGTGGAGGCGGTGGAACTTTTGGACCAACTAACTGGGGAAACGCAAACCCAGCAGGATCTGGTGGATCTGGTGGCGGTGGTGATGGTAAAAAAGGATTACCACAAGGAAATGGCCCTGCAACTAGAGGAGACGATGCTACTGCAAATACTGGTAGCGGTGGAGGTGGAGCCGGAAGACCATATGCACAAGCAAGTGGTGGTGGCGGTGATGGTGGATCAGGGATTGTTATTATTCGTTATCAATTTCAAGCGTAGAATAGGAAAAATATTATGGCACATTTTGCAAAAATATCAGAAGAAAACGAAGTTCTAACAGTTCTTACATTAAATAATTCAGATATGTTAAATGATGATGGTGTTGAAACAGAATCAATAGGACAACAGTATTTACAAACACATAATAATTGGCCTGCTAATCTTTGGATTCAAACTTCATATAACACAAAACAAAATACACATAAGTCAGGAGATAATTCAAAAGCATTTAGAGGAAACTATGCTGGTATTGGTTATACCTGGGATGCAGATAATGAAATTTTTTGGCCATCAAAACCTTATAGTTCTTGGGTAAAACATGTTGCAACTGCAACTTGGAAATCACCTTTAGGTGATGCTCCTGAATTAACAACAGAACAACAAACACAAGTTGATGCTGGTAGTCACGCATGGACTTACATATGGAATGAATCAGCATATCAAGCTAACAATGAAAATGGTTGGACATTGACAAATTTAGTTGCATAATATATATATTTAGTGGTGGTATGGATAAGAAAGTATTAAGCGAACAAGCATTATATTATGGTGATGTCAAAATGCCAAAGCATTGGCAGATTGATCGAACTAAACTATCACTTGATATTTTACAATCAAAATTAACAAATCTACAATTTCCATTTTCTAAAACTTGGGATAAATTAAACACTTATATTAGAGACTACATTAATCTTAAACATGAGTTAACTTTAATTAATAAAGAAACTTGGGGTGATATTTATAAACCTACAGAAATAACACCTCCATTATTACACATTGATCCAGTAGATTTAAAAAACTCTCCAGATTTTATTTTATTGTATGGTTTAAAAGTTGAAGACTGTGTAGTTAAAATACATTACGAAGATAATAGAAGAAAAGGAAGAAGTTGGAATATACCTCTTACAAACAATAAATTTATAATGTTTCCATCAACAAACATGTATTACATAACTAATAATCAAAAAGACAATTTAAACTTTATTCAAACTATAACTTATGAATACATCTAAAATTTATTGGGCTCCTGCTAGTTATAGTGAAACGGAAGATTGGAACATTCTTTATCCTGAACCTAAAAATTTATTTAAATCTGTTTTAGAACAAAAAGAAAACAATTTAGAAAAACAAAATAATTTGTTTTTGTGCCCTGCTGTTAAAAGTTTATTTGAAAAAATAATAGTAGTTAAGTGTCCACTAACTTCTCACTATAAAATAGTAGATAATACAATTGTTCCTGTTTCTGATAATTATTTAGTTTGTGATACACCCCATAAATCAAATATAAAAGGAAGCTATTTATTTACTATTGTTATACCTTATGTTTTTTTTAGTGAAGAAGATATTGACATGACAATGACTTCTCCTTTTTTTTCTAATAGTCAACACTTACAATATGCCTCAATGGTTCCTGGAACTTTTAATATTTCACAGTGGTTTAGAAGTGTAAATTTTGAATTTAATATTTGGAACAACAATGAGTTTAAAATACATGAAGGTGAGGACATGGTTTATTTTAATTTTAATTGTAAAAAAAATATAGAACTAATTAGATTTGATTTAAATGAAGATTTAAGAAAAATATTAAATACTTGTTCTAATTCATCTAGTTGGGAAAAATTTGTACCATTAGCAAAAAGATACAAAAGATTTAAACAATCTAGATTAAATAATAAAGTATTAAAATTAATAAAAAAGAATTTATTATGAATGTAATTTTTTTATGTTCTATGCCAAGAGCTGGTAATACTGTGCTTGGTTCTATTATTAATCAAAACAAAAAAATAAAAGCAACTCCAAATTCAATAATGTTAGATGTATTAGAAGAACTAAATAAATTAAAAGAAAAATCTACTTTTAAAAATTTTCCAGATCACAAGTCTTTAGATAATCTAATAAAATCAAGTTTTTCAACATACTATAAAGATTGGAAAGCTGAGTTGATTATAGACAGAGGTCCTTGGGGAACACCTGGTAACTTAAACAATTTAAAAAAAGTAATTAAAAAACCTAAATTTATAATATTATATAGACCTGTAAAAGAATGTTTAGCGTCTTTTGCTAAAATTTTAAAAGAAGATAAAAAAGTTAATAATGTAGATGAACATTTAATTAATCTTTTAAATAAAGAAACAGGTATTTTAGGTAAAGCTTTATGGAGCATAAACAATTTAATAAAAAATAAAGAAAACTATAAAATATTTTATTATAAAGATTTAGTAAATAACCCTGATTTATTTTTAAAAAATATAAGTAAATATATAAAATATAATATTAAATATGATCTTAAAAAATTAAAACAATTTAATGTAAATAATATTTGCTATGATGATTCAGAAACTATAAAAAATTTACATAAAATTAAAACTACTTTTAAAAACTTTAAACCTGAAAGAGTAGAAGATTATTTAACTAATGACATGATAAAACATGTAGAAAGATTTGAATTAAATGAACTTAACTAATTATTACTGGTATTTTAAATCTGCACTAACTCCTAGATTTTGTGATGATGTTATAGCTTATGCAAAACAACAAAAAGAAGTAATGGCTAGAACAGGTAGTTATGGAGATAAAAAATTAAACAAAAAAGAAATATTAGATTTAAAAAGAAAAAGAAATTCTGATTTAGTATGGTTAAGTGATAATTGGATATATAAAGAATTACACCCCTATGTTTATCAAGCAAATAAACAAGCTGGTTGGAATTTTGATTGGGAAAGATCAGAGTCTTGTCAATTTACAAAATATAAATTAAATCAATATTATGATTGGCATTGTGATGGTTGGGATAAACCTTATAAAAGAGACAATCTAAATCACCCAGAACATGGAAGAGTTAGAAAATTATCTATGACTTGTCAATTAACAGATGGTTCAGAGTACACCGGTGGTGAATTAGAATTTGATTTTAGAAACTATGATCCACATATGAGAGATGAATTAAAACATAAAATACAATGTAAAGAAATATTGCCAAAAGGTTCTATTATTGTATTTCCTTCATTTGTGTGGCATAGAGTTAAACCAGTAACGAAAGGAGTTAGGTATTCACTTGTGGTATGGCATTTAGGAAAACCTTTTAAGTAATGGATATAAGCAATCATTTTAATACAGTTATTTGGTCAGAAAAAAAATTGGATTTTGTTAAATCTTTAAATAAAGCTTCTAACAAATACATAAAAGAAGCTAGAAAAAAAAACAAAGAACATATTAAAAAAAATAATGACTTTGGTTTATCACATCATTCTACACCACTTACGCACGACAATAATTTTTTAGATTTTAGAAACTACATTGGTCAAAAATCTTTAGAGTACTTAGATCAACAAGGTTTTGACATGTCAAAATATACAACTATTCTTAGTGAAATGTGGGTGCAAGAATTTTCTAAAAAAGGTGGTGGTCACCACAGTGCACACATACATTGGAATCAACATGTATCAGGATTTTATTTTTTAAAATGTAGTGACAAAACATCTTTTCCAATATTTCATGATCCTAGAACAGGGGCACGTGCAACTAAATTACAAATGAAACCTAATACTAAAGACATATGGCCGGGTACAGAACTTGTAAACTTTAAACCTACACCAGGAACATTAATAATATTTCCAGGATACTTAGAACACGAGTTTGCAGTAGACTATGGTATAGAGCCTTTTAGATTTATACATTGGAACATACAAGCTATACCACAAGGAATGGCTAGAGATGTTTAAAAAGAAAAAATATACAATTATAAGACAAGCTATATCAAAAGACTTAGCTGCATTTATTGCAAATTATTTTAATATGAAAAAACAAGTGTATGATACTTGTAAGAAAACAAGATATTTTTCACCCTTCGAACAAATACTTGGATGGTATGAAAGTGAAAATGACCAAATACCAAATACTTATTCTTCTTATTCTGATATTGCCATGGAAACTTTAATGTTAAAATGCCAACCTAAAATGGAACAAGCAACAGGATTAAAATTATATCCTGCATATTCTTATGCAAGAATGTATAAAAAAGGTGATGAATTAAAAAGACACAAAGATAGGTTTAGTTGTGAGATATCAACTACCATGAATTTGGGTGGTGATGATTGGCCTATTTATTTAGAACCTAATCCTAAAAAAGGTGGCATAATTAAGGATAAAGGTTATGTATCAGAAAACACCAAAGGCATAAAAGTAGATTTAAAACAAGGAGACATGTTAGTTTATTCTGGTTGTGAGTTAGAACATTGGAGAGAAAAGTTTAAAGGTAAACAATGTGTACAAGTATTTTTACATTATAACAACTGTAAAACACCTAACGCTAAAGATAATATGTTTGATCAACGACCACATTTAGGGCTTCCCTCTTGGTTTAAAAAGCTTTAAAACACTTAAATAATATTGTATATAATAATATGGCGGGAGATTCCACCACACCATCTCCTGCCTTATTAAGGATTTTTATATGTTACAAAAAGTACAGTTTGCACCAGGATTTAACAAACAAGTTACAGCAACCGGTGGCGAAGGCCAATGGGTTGAAGGTGATAATGTTAGGTTTAGATATGGTTATCCAGAAAAAATAGGTGGTTGGGCACAATTAGGTTCTACAAGTTTAACTGGTAGAAACACTGCAATACACCACTTTGTAAATACAGCAGGTATAAAATTTGCAGCACTTGGAACTAATAGAATATTATATGCTTACTCTGGTGGTATTTTTTACGACATACACCCAATTAAAGCTACAACAACTTTAACATCAGCTTTTACAACAACTAACGGCTCTGCAGTTGTAACAATAACTTTTGCATCAGCACACAATATAAATAAAAGTGATGTAATATTATTAGATAGTTTTACAAGTATTACTAACTCTGGTTTTTTATCAGGAGATTTTACAGACATAAAATTTATGGTGACAGATATACCAACTGATACTACTTTAACAATTACTATGCCTTCTAACGAATCAGGATCGGGAGCAACCACTTCTGGTGGTATTAGGGTACAACATTATTATCCAGTTGGACCAGCAGTTGAAGTTGCATCTACTGGTTGGGGTCTTGGATCATGGGGTGGTGTAGCACAAGGACAGTTTACGTCAACACTATCATCAGGAATAAATGCATCGGTTACATCATTAACAATGGCTAGTTCAACATCGTTTCCATCATCAGGTACAGTACAAATTGGTTCTGAGCTAATTACTTATACAGGTAATAGTGGAGGCACACTATCTGGACTAACAAGAGGAGCTAATGGTACAACAGCAGCAATACATTCATCAGGTGCAACTGTTACAGATGCAGCAAACTTTTTTGCATGGAACGCTGCAGCCTCTGGAGATATTGTAACAGACCCCGGTCTATGGTCTTTGGACAATTTAG